CAATTGCCTTTCACAAATATGTTGTCGGCTCGGCGGAGGTGCGATTTGTCAAGGGTCGTATAAAGTTTTTAGACCCTGAGAAGCCAGAACAAAAGCCAGACAATAATCCCAAGCCAAGCTTAATTCTTGTTTATCACCCAAAATAAAAATGTTTGCCTATAGGAAAGAAATGGAACCAAAAAAATCACCAAAGCCAAAGACGACTTGCGCCGTGTGTCAAGGCCAGTACTTGGCCACGTCGCGGCCCACCCATATTAAATCGCGGCGGCATATAATTGCCGAACAATCGGCGCTACATCTAAAAATAAAATCTCAAGGTAAAGATATAGGACAAAATGAACGCTGTTGAAATTAACAAGAAATTAAATGAAATTTTTGGGGACCGGTACAGCAGCTTAGATGACATTGCCGATGACATTGCGGAGGAAATTACGACCAATGATGTCGGTCCGGCAGAGGTCGAAGAGTTGAAATTGGAGCCGCTTGATGACGAGCAGATGCGCCAGCTGTGCGGGCCGGGCACTAAAATCATTTTAAATGGAGACTTGAGCAAGTATAACAATATTGAGGAATTGTTGCCGACAAAACCATCATTTTTTATTTTGTTATACGGCCCTCCGAGTCAGGGCCATTGGGTCTTGGTGGCCCGCTACGGCACCAATACCATTGAGTATTTCAACAGTTATGGCGGAGACTACGGCGGCATCGACCACTGTACGCAATGGTACGCCAACATGCCGGAGGAGAAGCTCGAAGGCGGTGCGACGCCGCATCTCAGCGCACTTTTGGAAAAAGACAAAAATAAATACGAAATTATATATAATGTGTTTCCTTTTCAGGACCTGAACAACATGAGTATAAGCACGTGCGGCCGCTGGTGCGCACTGCGGTGGCGGGCGATACAAGATGGAATATCTCTGCGGGATTTCATAAAAATCATAAAAGATGTCCGCACCATGACAGGTATGACAAATGACCAAATTGTAGCCGATTTGTTGCCGCTGGAGCGGGTCGAGGCTTAAGCGGCGCGGCGATTTTCTTTACCACAAGTAAAAAACCCAAGGTAATATATACTATTTGTAAAATAGAGCTCTATTTTACAAGTAGTATTCTTTACAACAACAAAATTACCACCGGTAAATATCTTTTGCCCCCCCCAAGGATGGCACTTTTGGATATTATTTTCATAAATAATCTCTCCGACAATCATATATAATACACAAACATGTCTCTTCGTGCTATTCACCAATCAAACCCCTCGACCAGCAGTTTTCAGGACCCTACACACATTTACAAACAGATTCAAGTCTATAACAACAACACAGCATTTCAAGCGCCATCAGTTCCCTGTGTCTTTTCTCAGGTCCAGTTGTCAAGTGTTGTGGATGACGCGAGCCAATATTATGCTTCCATTGTCCGTTGGAGTGCCCAGAGCACTTTGCCTCAAATCATTCCTGACATGGTCGTAAGACCAGGAGGTACCCCACTTGCCTACAGTGGTGATACAAATTATTATGTGGCCATTATTAAAATAGCAAATGCGGCGGACGCTGACAAGCCAAGTAAAGATTGTTTTGCCGACCGTGTGATTTACAATCCACCTGTAAATCGAACAAATGGCTATTCTATTCCATTTCATACACCAACCAGTCAGGCTTTGGTGTATCAGGACCCATACTATTACATTAACAACATTTCTGAATTTTTAGATTTGTTAAATGTTTCTCTTGCGGCTTGTGCTACATATTGTAATGTAAATTTGGGTCCAAAGTTCAATTACAATAGTAATACAGGCAAAATAGAGCTGCTCGCAAACAATGCGGAGTTTGGGCCTGGGTCAGCTGGTCAATTACCAACATATGCCGTGTGTGTCAATCAACAGTTGTTTAACATAATGGCTTCATTTCATGTCTCACTGCGTCCGGATATTTTAGGTATCTATAGTACATCAGGGATACCGCTTTATAGCTCTTGGTACATGTTTGCGGCCAACGATGACCTTGGTCGGAGTGCCTTTGTGAATCAAGATGCTGAAGGCAAAAGCAGTGTCATCGATGTCATCCAACAAACCAATACGTCAATTCCAAGCATGTCTCCGGTGGATTCCATTCAAATGGAAACGGCCACAATTCCCGTACAAAATACCCTAGTAGGTGCGCCGAGTTTCTTGGGGCCGACCATTTCCAACGCATCGGGTTCGGCAAACAATGTTGCTGTTCTGACCTCGTACCAAGCCGGCCTCATTACCGGCACTGAATATTCGCAAGGATTCATACAATATTCGCCGACCACAGAACTGCGCCTAATTGATATGACAAGCAACGGCAACGTTCAGAACCTCCAGATTAGCGTGGTTTGGCTCGACAAGCTGGGGCAGACGCACCCATTGCTTCTTCCAAATGGCCAGGGCGCCTCGATGCTTTTGCTTTTCCGCAAGAAATCTTTCAATGGGTTGCCTTAATATTATTGTTCCATTTTTTTTATCTGTTTAGAATATAATAACAAAAACTCCTAAACATATTATAATGTCAAACCTCGTTGAAACTGTCCTTGTCCGTTCGGACCAACTGTCTCTCTCTGACAAAATCACTTATGCCGTCGAGCAAGGTGGCTCGGCCATTACGGTCCAATCGTTTGGTGCCTCGGCGAGCTCCGCTTCCAATCACGTCTATTCCGTCCAAGTGCCATCCGTCTCGACGGTCATGTCGCGCAACGTCAAGTGGCGCTGTCGTGTGGCTTACACCGTGTCCGGTAATGCCCCGGCCGCCGCTGGAGGTGTCAATGGCTACTTGATTCGCTACGGTGTCAATGCCTGTCTGGCCCCGTTCCCGCTTAACCAGGCCTGTTTGACCTCGACGGCCCAAATCAACAATGCCTCTTTTAGTGTTAATACAAGAGAGGTCGCAGACGTTTTGCTGCGCCAATGCGACCGCGCCAAGCTTGGGCTGTGGTCCGCGACGACGCCGGCTATGTTGGACAATTTGACCCCCTACGCGCCTACGGCTGGCTTTCCGAATTCACCGTTTCAGGGCTACAACAATGCTTTTAACGCCGAGAACATTCCCCGCGGTGCCTTTGAACTGGTCTCAATTACAGGCAACGCCGCCAACGCAACGGCGGCCGCTGTGGCCTCGACTGCTGTCATCACCGTCGATTTGTCCGAGCCGCTCATTGGTCTTTCGCCCTTTACGTGGGGCGAGAACCCAGATGAGGCATGCGGCATGAATAACTTATCGACTGTAAATCTTTCAATGAGCCTAGATGCCCTAGCATCGCGAAGTTTGCGTCTGATTTCGGGTGTGGCTGGTCTTGGTACTGGTTTAACAATTACCAATGTTGCCTACACAAATTGCTATGTTGATGTGGAATTTCAAACGCCGCCGCCAGAGTGTTTCCTGCCGCCCACAACTGCTCTGCCGTTTATGTCAATAACTAATTACCAAACCCCCGGCCAAGGTGCGGTTGCCCAGGGAAATCCCGGTGTAATTACCAGCAACACGATTACTCTGTCGTCGGTCCCAGACAAGGTGCTAATTTTTGTACGCGAACAGCAAGGCAACCTCACGCCGGCCAATGCGGATTCGTATGCCTCGATTCAAAGCATTTCGATTTTATTCAACAATCAGAGTGGCATCCTCGCAGGTGTCGATAAGACTATGCTCTGGAAATACTCGCGCGACTCTGGGTCGAAGCAAAATTACGTAGAATTTACTGGTGTTGCGCAAAACCAGCAGAGCGCAACGCCTGGGGTTATTACGGCGACGCAGGTCAATACCGTCGGCTCTGTGCTGGCTCTTGACTTTTCGCGGGTCATTCCCATTGCCGGTCTCCAGACGTGCGGCAGTCTCGGCCAGTTCAACTTTTCCGTCCAGGTCAATTGGAACAACACGAGCGGGTATGACTTTGTTGCGCCCGTGCTCAACTGCTGCTTCTTGTCCTCGGGTGTGGTCATGCTCAACCAAGGCACGGCACAGTCGTTTGTGGGTGTCTTGGACAAGGAAACGGTGCTCGAGGCATTTAAGCAGGAGGCTACGCCGTCGGCTGAGCTCAAACGCATGGTCGGTGGAGGGTTCTTTGACCGCCTCAAGACGATTGCGCACAAGGCTTATACCTTTGGGCGCCGGCATGGCCCCGCGGCCCTTGAAATGGCCCGCCGTCATGGCGTAATTGATGAGGCCAAGCACCGCCTGGCGAAACACAGTGCGGTCGGCAAACATGCCGCCAACGCCATCTCGGCACTCGGCTACGGTGTGGGAGAGGAGATGGGCGGGGCCTTTTCAGGCTCTGGCCGCCGGCTGAAGCACCGTCTGTATTAATTTATTGTTGTTTGTGATTTATTAAATTTATTTGTTGTTCTATATAAACAATAACAAATTAATACATGACCGATGTTGTAGCCATTGTTGGTATTTCAATTTCTCTCATCACGGCCCTTGGCGCGATTGTCATGGGCCTCCACCTAAAAAGGTGTCATTCATTGTGCTGCGACAGCGAGTGTGTCCCGCAACCAAAGCCCAAGACGCCGCCAGACACACCGGTATTGCTAAATGAGCCACCCATGAGACAAACAATAATTATTTAACGAAATTTATTCTCTTTGTATGATATAACAAATACAAAAAATTTCAATGCCTTTTAACAACGCCTACGAACATCATTTAGCCAAGCAGCTGGAAGCAATTAACCGTGCGGCAATTCACCATGGCCGCATGACAGGCCGCGGCTACAGCGGCGGCGCCGGTCTCGACCTCGGCTCTCTTATTGCGCTGCCTATGAAACTTATGAGCGGTCTGCTCGGAGGCCTCGGCGGCGGCGCAATGCCCGAGCAACAGATTATGCTGGGCCGGAACAAGGCCACATACAGCCCTGAGATTTTAGGAGCGGCCATGAGCGGCGGACGACGCCGTCGTGCCATCCCCCGTCGGCACCACAAGGGTGGAGCTTATTCGGGCGGCGCCGATATGGACGGCGGGGCATTCTCGGCAGGTGCCTACAGCGGCGGCGCCTATTCCGGCGGCGCAAGTAGCGGGGGCCGCGGGCCGAGCGCCAAAAGCAAGGCGGCGGCTCAACATAATCCGTGGTTGATGTTTGTCAAGAATTACCGCAAACGCTTTCCAAACAAGCCTTACAAGCAAGTGCTGAAGGAGGCGTCGGTTCAGTACAGACGACACCAACAAGAAGCCGCCGAAGACCTTCAAGAATTTTGAGTGGTGATTATTTATTATTTTATTATATTGTGTATTGTAAAAAACTAAAAAAACAATTAAAATACACAATATTTCATGTCAAATAGAATCGCACCAGAAGCGTATATGGGCGGCAATCTGCTCGCAGGCGACATTTTTCAAATGCTTGGCCTTCCATCGATAGGAACAATGACGACGCCGCTCGAGACAATTACCAATTCTGTTTTGGGACCTGGTACATATCAAAACTTCCAAAATGCGGGCACCAAAAAATTGCTCGACGTTTTCCTCAAGGGAGCCATTGGCGGCGGGAAACGGCCGCGGAAGGCTCAGCATGTAGCATCCGCCCCTAAGGTGTGCCGCCACAAGTACCCTAAACGCTGTAAGTGTCCCAAGGGCGGCAACATTGAGGGTGCCGGTATTTTTGACAATTTGAAAGATTATATAAAACTCTGGGAGCCGGAGAAGATTTTAGGTAAAGTCGGCGACCTCGCTATGGGCAAACTTGTCAAACACGCCTTGGGTGGAAGCGCCATTGCCGCCCGGGTCAATGGCTTTGTGGCCGACCCCCAGGTCCAAAAAGACATTCACAAGCTGTTCGCCAACGCCATGACGGACATGCTGGTGAAGCACGAGCAGTCTGGTGGAGCAATTCCCATGGACCACCCGATTATGATGGAGCTTGGGCCGGCCATTAGTGGAAGCGGGCGCCGTCGTATGGTTGCTGGGTCATGGACAAAGTGGTTAAATCCTTTATATTTGGCTAAGCGCGCACTACATGCGACACACATTGACCGGATTATTAATAAAATTCCTATTGTCGGCAACGTTGCGGCTGCGACCGGCATTACGGGTGGAAAAAGTATAGTTCCATTCATTCCACAAAACGTAAGAGGTCTGAGGGTATTAATCTCAAAATTACGTGATATGCCTCAAACAGAAGCAGATTCTGATAGTCCGTTTGACCTTCAAACAAAATTAAAAATAAATCCGTTTGAGCTTGATTTTCTCGAATCACAAATTCACCCAAAAATGGACCCTAATCTAATTGAATCAATATATCGAGACCTTTATAAAAAATATGAATTTGGAAGTAGAAACAGAGTGTCTGCTTTAGCAGCTGGTCGTCCGCGTGGTCGGCCGCGCAAGCATCCTCGCAAAGGTGGCGCAGCACCAGTGTTTGACACTGCCGATGACGGTGAGCGTGTGGGCAAAAAGTACCACATTGAAGAGTGGGGCACTATGGAGCCGCAACACCGCCAAGACGACGAACAGACCGAGGTCGGGTCCGTGGGCGGCCCCATGACCAAGCGGGAACGACAAGCCAAGTACCGTGCGGCAAACCGCGATAAATTGCGTGAGAAGCAACGTCAGTATCGGGATGCCAAGAAGGTTAAGGTTATTTAATGGAATTATTTCTTTTCTTATTGTAAATCATTACAAAGAATGGCTGATAAAATCGACAAATTTTACAAAACACTTCGCAACGAAACGATTGACAATGAACGCAAGACGCAACGAGAAGCCTTTGAGCTTCTTTCGAAACACATTGAACTCATGGACAAACAGCCCGAGCGGGCCATCAAGACCATGACAGACCAGCAAGAAAACAAAATCAAACAATTAGTGTCGGAATTTGGTATTTCAATAAACACAATCTTTCAAAATTTTGGGAAGAAAACGTTCGTGGGCATCGGCGGTGTCCAAACGAGATATGAAAATCTGGCTTCTGTCATGAGAGATATTCTGTTTGGTTCATATGACACTGACGATAAAATGTATGCCTTGAAATTAGCCTCACCACTGATTCCCAAGCTAAAACGGCTCGTTGGACTCATGTCTGTGGATAATGACACGTTCAAAGCGGCCGAAAAGCGTGTTGTTCAAGTCATTTTGGCCAACATGGAGCCTAAAAGTGGAACATTGGAGCCAACTCGCCGGCTTGTCGATGCGCAAGGCAGCACCATGTTAGATGTGAAAAGTCCAGTTGGATTTTTGCCCGCATATCAGCCGTTGGGCACTTTCACGGAGCTTTTGGTTATAAATAAGCAAACAGCAAAACCTGGGCGACCCAAGGCAGCAACACAACCTGTCCCAAAAACCAGTGCGTCTTACAGACAAGCCTTGGAGGTGCTTGAAAACATAAAAGATACTTCACAAAATGGAGAAACCGTCTCGGACGCCAAAAAGGCAATTGCCGTGTTGAAAAAAGGAGGAGCCAAACAATCTACAATTACTGCCGCATCCTTTAATAAAGTCGAAGTTGAAATTCAACGACTAATTGAAGAAGAACAAGGGGAAGCCGGGCCTCGTCGAGGTCTGGCTGAATTTGAAGACCCTGACGACGAGGACGTAGAAGAATATGAGGATTAATTCCGAAATCCGATTAATTCTGAATTACCCACTTCTTTATTCTATATCTATACAAGAAATAGCAAAGTGGGTAAAAGGCCGCGGCGCCCGCTACAAGCACCGAAGACAGCCGCGGCAAGAGAGGCAATGAAGCAAGAGTTTATTGGAGGGGCCTCACGGCATAAATAAAAAAAACCATGGAAATAATTGGTGTATAGCAAAAATCATACTCAAATCGTAAAGATGCGTCGCAATATATTCCATGGTTTATTTTATTTTCTTAATGTATATAAACAACAATACAAATGAGTGTCTTTGACAAGAAATATCCAACACCCGCCATGGGTCCAATTTTAAAAGCTTTTAAATGGGGCACTAATCCGTTTCAACTCGTCGGCACTGGTGGCCTAAAGGTCATGTCGTACCCGGCCGACATTGACGGGCTGGTCCTTGTAAAAAGTTTTACCCCAAAATCGGCCTACGCCAATACCAAGGCGGTACTTGACAGAATTCAAAATGAACCGAACTTGTTTTTTGCTGAATTAAAGCTCCAGAATAAAGACGGCACCAAAATTAAATTCTTTGAACCCGAAGACTTTACAAAACAGGCATTTTATCGGTTTTTTGACCCTGACCAAATTGACATGATTAAGTTTGACTGCGTGATGAACTTTCAAATTGGACACTTTAAAGAAGTGTCTTGTATTTATTTTCTCTCCAATTCCGTCTTGGATATGAACAAGTATCAAAAGACCCTCTTTGACGACGGCGTTCATTATTTTGAGGATGGCAAACCCTATAAGTACCTCAAGAGAATCTTCATGGCGAACAAAATTGCGGAAGTGCCCAACCTCAAGGTGCTGAATGAGATTGCCGATTTCTTTAATTCCGGCGTGGGCCGCATCTATTCCATACAAAATGAACTCGATGCCGCACTGATTTTTCATAAAAAATACAACGGCGCATTTGACAACATGCGCATGAAACAATTTCTCATTGGGGTGGGCCTCAAGGACCTCGACCCGGAGAAAATCCCCGAGGTTTCGGCGGCGTACAACAAACTGATTCAAGGCGAAGCTACAAAATTTATCCGCAAAAACAAGCTGTTGCCCGAGCGCCAAGAAAAGGCATTGGACATTGGCGGCGGGGACGTTGTGGAGAATGAGGATGACCCTTTGACAGGAGCTGGTTTTATACAATTTTTAAAGCCACACACTGGTCGGGGAATGGTGGGCGGCAAAAGCGGCCTCGGCGACTTTCTCGGCAGTATTTTGACTTCCACACCGCAACAGCGGCAGGAGCAAGGAAGAATGGTCATGGAGAAACTTGGTGATATTCTTGCTAAAAAAGCCAGCAAACTCAAGTAATTGATATTTCTCCTTTAATTTTATTGTGTAATAGAAAATACAACAATAAAATGTCTCTTACACTCAACAAAAAAGGCAATGCCCCTCTCGCCGTTGTCAAGGGCGGCCAACACGACGGCGATGTCATTTATTTAAATTCCAACATTCCCGGGACCGGCACCAAAAAGGCCAATGAGTACCCGTCCCTCAAGCTGACCGATGAAGGAATGTTCCAACAAATCCCCAACAAAACCAAAGAGCGCGATGTTGGGGTCGTGGTCGGCTCGAGTGGCTCGGGGAAATCGACATATATTCGCAACTACATTATTGAGTACAAAAAAGCCTACAAAGGCCGCGAAGTCTATGTGTTTTCCAATTTGACCGAAGACAAAAATTTGGATTCTGTGAGACCTAAACGAGTGCGCATCGACGACTCTCTTATTGATGAACCATTGACCATGGAGGATTTTCGGGATTGTCTTTTAATTTTCGACGACACCGACGTCATTCCGGACAAGGGCCACAAAGCCGCCGTATATTCGCTGCTTGACCAGGCGCTCCAGACGGGCCGCCATTTCAACACTAGTGTCATTATCTCAC